TTTGGAAGGGGCACTATGGGATATTCATCGGTATTAAGTATCTGTTCATACAGCACAACCTCACCCATCGATGCACACACTTTTACACGAGTTTGTAAAACTTCTATCGCAGTAAACGCTCCAATGTCAAAAGCATCTGAGTTTTCTTCAAAGAACTTTAGATACTCTTCTTGAGACAAGATTTCTTCATCTTGAGTCTTCATATCAATAATTCTGTAATAAGGAACTTTTACTTTAAAAAATCTTTCTAGTACTTGATATTTCTTTACTTGGTAGTAATCTTTATCCTTTACATCTGCTGGAGTAAACACAGTCATAGAGTTTCTGTTTTGAGATGAAGGGTAATCTTCTTCATCGTATGTAAAACCAGATATATCGTTAATGATTCCGGGTATGGTTTCTCCTGTTTCTGGATCAACCCTATCTCCTAATTCTGGGTAGAGGTTGACGGCTTGCTCACCTGTTAAGATGGTGGAAAGGATAATACCATCAGAATCGCTAAACCAACGATCACGAGAGCTAGGAGAAGCATATACTCTAAACGGATCGACATAGGTAAACTTAACGTCACCTCTACCAAAATCTGATTCTCTATCAATATAAGCATATAGATAGCCCATTCCTGTTGTGGCATAATCCTGTATGGCCTGTTTCATTTGCCAGTCACCATCAGAGTTTTGCCACACATAACCCATAATTGTTCTCCATAGAGTAGCGACCTGCACGTCTGAGTCTTCTCTTGGAGTCAATGTAAAAGCTGGTGCTCTTGCAGTTAAGACTGCTTTAAATTTTTCAATAGCCGCAGATACACGATCCATAGGTATATCTGCCTGATTACGCTGTGATAGCTCGTCAGATTCATCTTGGCTAAAATGATTACCTAAATAAAAATCAATATCTCTACGAGCTTCTGTATCCCACTCTGATCTTGAGTCACGCCACTGGCGGTACAGCTCATCATTATATAATGCTCTTGGGTCTTGTTCCATGTAAGCCTATTGAGACATTCTTTGCATTTGTTGCATATTTAAAAACTCCATTAAATCTCTTAATTTCATAGAGTCTGCTTTAGTGGAAGGCATTGGCCTTATTGGCATATAGTCTACTGACTCTCCTGCACCAGCTTGTCTTAAACTGTCTATTAGAGCCATTAACTTTAAACTATTTTTTGCCTTGTTAACTGTATCCTGTTCTATGCTATCCTGCAACATCATAGCTTGATCTCTCATAGCACCCAATGTACTACCCTCATACATAGAAGGGTCTTGCTGTCTAGCACCAATCTGTAGCGGATCCATAGGTTGAGGTGGTAACATAACTGCACCACCATCTTGCATACCTAATAAAGCACGCAAACCACGTTTTTTAGCTTGAGGTTGTTCTTCAGAAAAATAATTAGCTATCATTGCCGCAGGTATAGAGTCTTGAGGCGTAGTTGCCATTTTTACCATTGCCCTATCCTGAGCAATTCTTCTTGCAAGCTCTAGCTGGGGTTTAACAGCCTCACCTAAATAAAATCTTAAACCCTCTCCCCCACCAACTTCCGATGCTGGAACACTCATTATTTGTTGAAATTGCCCTTCAGGACTTATGTTTGCGGAATAAGGAATTGCTCCTCTAATCGATCCACCATCTTGATAGCTCATCATCTTTTTCTTTTTAGCCATTCCACCACCCATCATACCCATAAGTGAATCATCTACCATACCACCATCCTGCATGTAACCCATACGGTTTCTTACCATCTCTGGCAACTTACCTAAACCGGGATTGTCTTTTGGTACTGGTTTTAACTGGCCACCATCCTGCATCATCATCATTTTATTTTTAACCATTCCGCCATGACCGTAGTTCATCATTTTATTTTTTACCATACCACCATCACCATACTGATCCATTACCATACCGCCACCACGATATGCATCTACCATACCACCAGTACCCATAGGTTTAGGCCCAGCATTTACCATGCCACCACCGTACATGCCTTTCATATTTTCTGTTGTTGCCATCTCGATGAGCTTATCGATATTAGAGTGCCCACCCTTTTCTGGCATATTGTTTATCATGTTCAACATAGGAACTCCTATCATATCTACGGCTTCTTTGCGAATGACAAATTCACCGGGTGTTAAAATTGTTTTTACTGTATCTGTAGTTCCGGACATTATTCTTTAATCTCAAAATGTGGAAAGTCATCAAAACGATTGTCTTTGACTTCCCATCTACCTTTCTCTGAATACATGTCCCAGTTTCCACCCCATCTTATCTTATAGCCCATGCTCCTACCAATGCCAATAACGAACCCAGCAAAGAGGGTTTGTCGTTCCCTGTCCTCCCAATCCACAGGATAAGGGGTAACGTCAACGGCTTTAGAAGGGCTAGAATTATGCCTACCATTAGGATACCTAACCTTAGTACGTTTTTCATCATATAATTTATTTTGCCTCTCCTTACTTCTGTGACCTTCCAGTATAGAGCAGTCTACGTGCTTAATGACTTCATTAAACACCTTCTGCAACCTTTCGTCACAAGTTGCTAATCTTTTCTTTGATCTTGTTGAGTACCTTGGCATGTGTGTATTTAGCTATCTTATGTTAACAATAAACAATGTAATAGTGCAACATTTAAAGTCTGGAACCTGTCATCCAGTTGTATGCCTTGTTTTGTATCTTGCGTATAGGATGATTATCAACATTTTCAATAGATTCTAGTTTAGACCTGCTACTCTTTGGTGCTTTAGCAAAGTAGTCTGCATAATACAAAGCATCCATAACATCATCGTTTCTGGGTTTGGGGTGTTCAAAGAACTCATCTACTAACTCTGTCATTTCTCTTTGAATATACAACTTCTTAGAATTGACAATAGGGCCAAGAGTGGTTTCCAACCTATCTTGTTTTTTGATTCTAGCAGGAGGCTTAACTCCCTTAAATATACCCGGAAGAAGTCTTTTCTCTTTTGCGGAAAGCCGTGTAACCATATCCCGAACCATCTCCTGTGCCGCAACAGTCTCAATCGTGACTCTACGTACAGGGCTGTATTTGTTTGCAAGTCGTATAATCTCTTTCGGAACATCGAATGTTGGTATACGCTCACGAAAATACTCCAGTACATACCGATTATTGCTGGAATCAATGCCCATGACCAGTATGACTTGATAGTCAGAAGTCTCTGAAGCTGTTGCCGCAAGGTCAACACCCATGTAGATATGGATTGGTATCGCATCTTCACCGTCTATAAGGTAATTAAATTTATTTTTACATTCAACCCTTCCGTTGTAGTATTGTATTCTATCTATCTTAAACGATGCACTGGTAACATCTCTAGCATCATTCATGTACTCCTGAGCAAACTTATTCACCAAACCAGCTTCAATAAACTCTCTTTTCTTTGCATCTAGTTTCTTTTTGCTAAATTGAGATTCCCATAGTGGTCTACCATCTTCTATAGCCCTGTAAAAGTTTACATCCCAAGGGTATGTCCTTTTGTCCTCTTGTGCCTTTTTCCAACCATCATACGTCATTTGCAAGTAAGAGTCATAGTGTACAATAGTACCAGAAAGCCATATCCAGCCCTCCTTGCCCGGTGTTTCTTCTAAGGCAGGGTACACTGTGGATACGATCCACTTCTTGATGTCTGCACGCCTTTCTGGCGTTTTTGTGTTAAGTTCTGATTCAAAGTCATCAAGAACAATGCCAGTATATCGTACATCTACTTCTGCTCTACCTCTAAGTCTTTGTGATGTACCTTTGGATATTACCCTGTCACCCTTGGGTGTAACTAAATCTTTTTCTGTCCAGCGTTTTCCTACACTACCACCATCCATATTTCCAAAGTAGTATCGTATCATCTTATTGTTTTCAAAGTGAGAGCGGATATACTTTAGATGATCTATAGCCTGTGACTGTTCTTCTGATACCCATGCAATAAAATGTTGCTGGTCATCAGCCGCAAAGCAAAGTTTATGCATGATAGCGGCTTTGGCTACTACAGACTTACCATGACCTCGTGGTATAATATTGCATATCCTAGCTCCGGGTCTTGTATCTATCATCTTCTGACCCATTTCGTAATGAAAGGGTGCTGATTCTGATTTTTTTAGAAAGTCGTTAGGAAGAAAAGCCCTGCCAAAGTAAATAAGGTTGCTATATGCTTTTGCTAGTACCTCATCTTTTTTATCCATCTCTGATGGAGGTGGGGTAATGTTAAAACTCATTCAGATAATTGTTTCTTTGTTTCTGGTAATATACCCTGTTCAAATGCTTTGAGCTTATCTCTGCTAAATCCAGAGAACTCTTGTATCAGTGCTACAGAGTCTACTTTTTTTTCTGTAGATAGTAAACCAGATATTTTCATCAGTGTCTCCAAGGCTCTAAGCTTATCATTATCTTTTGCATCTGCTTTGTCTACAACATCTTTGGTACTCTCTAGTAAGTATCTTTTTGTAATACCTACCTCTGACATTAAGTTTTCTATTTCTTTATCCACTGCTTGCCTCACTGTTTTGTTTTTAAGTAGTAGTGTTGATTTTCTTTCTGCATACTCTAGGCTGTTTGTAGTTGGAAATGCTTTTTGATATGCTTCTATGGGTTCCATACCATGTGCAATATACTTTGCAAAGTTTTTCTTAGCCAATGTTAAATGGCCTTGAGTTGCTACATCATATCCAGATCGTTTTGAAAACCTATACATTTCATCCTTAACTGAACCACTAAAAGGAAGTTTACTTTTTAAGCTAAACATTCCTATGATTGTTCTCGTATATGGAGTTTTTTTCTTTCTCTTGTAAGTAAAAGAACCTTTTTTAAGTACTTGCACTATCTTACCATCATCTGCAAGGCACCAGTCTCCCTCTTCTGCTTTTTTCCAGTCTGTAATCAAAGGTGTGTTAGGATGTGCGGTACGAAACTCTATTTCTGATTCGTAAGCATAATGCTTTATCCCTTTAATTGTGCGGCTTAGTGCCAATTAATTAGGTTCCTCATCGGTAAACATGTTGACATCTAGTATTTGTAACTCTGGCATGTTTTTCATGCGGTACAACAATTCGGATATTAAACCTATTTGCTTTGAATTGGGGTCTATAACATCCATAAGCTTTAGTTCTGCTGATATCTCACGGCAACGCTCTAAGTTTTCATAAACATTACCTATTTCAAAGTCACCAGATAAAGCTTTTTGGTATAATGTTTTGTATTCTGACATGATTTAATTTAATAAAAACTTGACAACTATGTTTTATATAATATATATTTAATTATCCTAGTTTAGTTTGCGGTTGGTTATTTATAATAGTACTATAGTATATATAGTATAATAGTATATATAGTATATAGTATATATAATATATATATAATATATATATAGTAATATAGTATATATAGTAATATATAGTAATTATAGTAAGTAGTAAATAGTAATATAGTATATATAGTATCGCCTTTGTATTTGTAGTACCGGCCTTGGTAATTAATCCAAAAACTTTTAAAAAATTTCAGAAAAAAATATTAGCATGTGTGTTTCTCTTTTTTTGCACACGACCGCCCCCCTAATCCGTTTCTAGGTTAGAATTATTGTGTTAGAAAAAGCAAATTGACTTAAGCCAGTTATATTATAGACCGCAAATTTTTTTTAAAAAACTTTGAATATTATGGAACTTTTTAGCAACTATAGAGTTTTATATATATAAGGCTTTTTGACAATTATACAAATTGATTGCTGACCGTGAACTATCTGGTTAATGCGTGAGATACCAGAGTCAGTAGTCGCTACATAATGAACAATGTACTATGTAGTAACCTATTACTAATTAATCAATAATCTAAAATAAAATGGAGCAATAAAATGCAATTACATGAGTTAAATAATATTACTGATCTAGTACCAGTTACAGAATCTAATCAAGTTGTAGAGCCAACTATTAAAAACTATGGCGGTAACCTTGATCCATTTATGGAAGTTCATAAGGAACAACTAACCTTTCCTGATGGTTCTATAAATCCTATGGTGTATGGTGTTCGATTAGGTACTCAGGATAAATTATTAGCTGGTAATGTTTCAGCTAATTATTTGTTAGTACCTAATAGGGAACTAATGGATGTTGCTATGGAAATTATGGCTGTTAGTGGATTGAAATGGGAACATGAAAAAAGATTCTTTAATAACAAGGGCCAGTTCAGAGATATATATTTCTGTAAAGATGGTGGATTAGAGAAACCAGTTCCTAATGTTGGTGATCTTGTGGGGCTAGTACTTGAAGTACAAAACTCTTACAATGGATCAACTGGTGCAGGAATTAGAATCTACTTTCAAAGATATATTTGTAAGAATGGTATGACTTCTAATAAATATGGTTTTGGTTATATGTTTAGTCATAACAAAGGCCAAAGCCTGAATTGGAAAGATGAGATATTCCAAGCAACTAATTTGCTTAGAAACTCATCCGAGTACCATCTAACAAACTTTGTAGATGCTTGTGGTAAGTTACAGAAACCAGTTGATAATACAGAAATCAAGTTAATTAGAGAAAAATACATCCCTAAAGGAACTGGTGGAAATCAACTACCAATACAGCAATTCGGTCAACTTATGGATAAGTACTATGAAGATGGTGATTTCACAGCATGGGGTTTGTTAAATGCGGGGACTAGTGTACTATGGCATCCTGAAAAACTAACCAATGCTAACTTCAGTAATAATAGTGTAGTGGTTGATGGACTTCTACAATATGGTAAGGATACAGAAGAAACTACTTTTGTAAACCCTAATCAAACTGATATCTTCCAGTCATAACACAAAAAAGAGATAAGGCCCCGAAAGGGGCCTGATTCTCAAAA